TAGCGGTACAGGCGCCGCCTCGTGTTGCCTTCGACAGCGCCGACGAGGATGAGGCCTGCTGCGGCTGCTTCGTGGTGAAGCTTCTCAATGGTTTTCATGATCAGTCCTCGCGCGAAAGCGGATGATCGAACACGAAGACCGAATCCCCGTTGGGCAAGCTACCGCGAAGCAGCTCGCAGTCGGGCGCACCAAACAGGTATTTTTTGGCGAACGCCTTTGCGACAAACCAGCCTGCGTCGTCGGATGGCACCCGAGACGCTGAGACTCTCAACTTGCCAGCGGATGACTCCGCGACGTAGTGGGCGCTGCGGGCATGGGTCGCCCCGTGGTAACGAACAACAATTGCTTGCATGGCTTCTTCCTTTAGTTGCGCACCCCGAGGGGTGCAGGGTGATTACTCCTCGTCGTCCTCTTCGCGATAACACTGGCGCAACGCCTCGTCGATTGCTCTCTCGATGTCGTCGAGGGCTTGCTCGAGGGTGGGGTCGTTGCGAACGGTCTTGACCAGGCTGTTGATCGTCGCAAGATGGCCGCTGATGGCCACCCGAGTATCGCGGACGAACTTGAGCGAGGTCTTGAGCGCTTCGACTGCGGCCAGGGCTTCTTCCGCCAGTTCTTCGTTCGCGCAAGCCTCGTACTGCGCGTCGTCGAGGTCCTTCGTGACTTGCTCCAGCACGAGCGCTGCAGCGATTACGTCTTCGGGCGAGACTGTCGAATACCCGTAGATCAGACGATCGGACAGTGGGATGGTCAATGATGGTACAAACATTGCAATTCTCCTTGCATGATGGGGTAGTCGGCCGGCAGGTGAAGGAAGAGTTCTTCAGTCCATCCTACTTCAACGCCAGATTTCGTCTTGCGCATCATCTCGAGCACGCCAGGGATTACGAACCACGAACCTGCGGTAAGCTCGCCGTAGGTGATGGGAGGGAGCAACGCGACGACGCGGCTATACATTGCGATGAGTTCGGCAGTCATGCCGGACCGGAGCGCGCGATCGAACGCTTCGACAGCGCGAAGCAGGTCACCTTCAGGAAGCTCGTCCTTCAGGTCGCGAACGTGTTGAGGAATGCAAGACCATTGTTTGCGGTCCGCAAGACGGTAGTAGATCGCGCGCACGAGCTTGCGAACGGCTGTCTTGTTCATGGTAGTCCTTTCAGCGGCAGTACGTGCGACCGTACTCGACAATGCACGGGGGTTGCGGGTAGCGCTGTTGCCGATCGAGCGCTTCTGAGGGTTGCGGGTAGCGCTGTTGCCGATCGAGCGCTTCTGAGAGCTTGCGCGCGGCGTCACCGATTGCTTGATAGTGAGGGTCGGCGTAGATGATGACGGGAGCTTGCTCGGCAGCGCGCGCTTGGCGGCGAAGAAGCTCGAGATGCTCGGCTTGATACTGGCGAAGCTCGAACTCAGCTTGGGTCTCAGCGAGCGCGCTTGTGTTGATGAGCGCTGCGAGAAGGAGGGAGATCAGTTTCATGGTAGTCCTTTCAGCGCCCCGAAGGGCGCGGGGAGGTTAGCGGATGCCGCACGACTCGAGGCGAGCTGTTGCGGCGGCGATGGCGGCGTCACCCGAGAACCAACTCGAGGCGATGACACGGCCGCCCTTTTCAGCCTGGTAGAGCTTGCGGCCGTTGGTGCCGATCTTGATGACGAGAACTAGATTGTGCCGCTGGTACCAGTGTGCGGCGGAATGCCGTTGAACGGGGTTGCCTGCGGGCAGGTGACCAAGGTATGCGTTCGGGTTCATTGTGGTGACTTTCAAAAATTGATGAAGAAGGACGGGTCGAATTCACCCCACGAGGAGGCATTCGGGCCGACGAGCTTGCCTTGCCCATCGAAAGCTACGGCGATGCAATCTTGGTCAAGAAGCTTGGCGAGCTTGTAGGACTTGAAGAACCAGGATTTGTTGATCTCGACTTCGGCTACAAGTGTCGGCTCGGTAGCAGACTGCGCGAACTTGGCACGAACAATCTTGAAGAATTTTGAGACCGTTTCGAGCACGAGTTGTGAAGGTAGGGTCTTGCCATCGCTACTCTTGACCATCCCGACGTTCAAAGTTGCTTTCATGTGAAATCCTTTCATATGTGAGTTGTGATGTACTACAAAAAAAATCATAGCAGCCTGACGTAACGAAAGTCAAGTACTTTTTCACACTTTTTGTAACAGAGCACCTCCATCTTCACTTCCTTGTTCTTTCACTATTGGTGTCGTTGGTAGAAATCGGTGCAGGTGGGTTTGGGGAAGTCCGGAAAAAACATCGAGATATATAGATTTTTAAGCTTATACATGTACTGCTATGTCCGCACTAGTGAAGGAACAAGATAGTGAAGATATCGCTGCAATCTTCACCGTGGCCGCCAGCGATGTTTTTTTCCTTCGGGCAATACTTCGGGCAGGGAGCTTCACCAGGAAGCGCTACATCGGCAACAGTGAAGATCGCCGATCGGTGAAAACTTGCTGCCAATTTCACCCTTCACCAGGAAGCGCTACATCGGCAACAGTGAAGATCGCCGATCGGTGAAAACTTGCTGCCAATTTCACCCTTCACCAGGAAGGCGGTGAAAATTGGGACTACTACCAGTAGGGGAAAACTGGCACCGATCGGTGAGCGCAGCTCGGTGAGCGCAGCTCGGTGAGCGCAGCTCGGTGAGCGCAGCTCGGTGAGCGCAGCTCGGTGAGCGCAGCTCGGTGAGCGCAGCTCGGTGAGCGCAGCTCGATGGTCGCCAGGGAGCACGCTGGGCGCCGACGGCATGCTCTGCTGATCGACCGTGAGCAGGCGCGCCAGCGCAGCTCGGCGATGCGATGTCAATGTCATTTCCATAGTTCCAACATTCCACATCTCCAGAATTCTGGAACTATGGAACTACCCACCCCCCAGGTTCGGGGCATGCCGGTTACGAAATTTGCGTTCCCCCGCATCCCCAAGTCCAGCACCAATTTTGCAGATAATAGATTACGCATTGTTGCAGGGGAAGAAAAATCAGGAAAATTTCGCACATCACTGAAGCGTTACGTACTATTGCAATCACATTACGATCATGCTAGTCTGTCAGCATGACTGATCTGACCAACCTGAACATTCCCGCCTGGCTGGTGACCGCTGAAGCGTACCCGCGGAGAAGGGAAGTGATCGAACTTCGCAATATGATGTTCGAGAACTTCTTCGAGCACGCCATCGACGACGTTGCCGCTGGCCGGCCGCTGCGCGCGCTACTTCGAGAGGATCATCGAGGGTTCAAGTACGGCGAGTTCATTCGGTGGATCATGAAGGACCCTGACCGCAAGCGGCGCTTCCGGGAGGCACAGGAAATCGGCGCTGAGAGCGTGGCTGATGAGCTGATTGACATTGCCGACGGGACGGTGCCGGACGGCGCCGTCATCCCGGAGGAAGTGGCGAGAAGCAAGCTGCGCATCGAGACGCGCCAGTGGATGCTCAAGACCTGGAACCGCGATCGGTTCTCCGACAGCAAGAAGGTTGATGTGAATGTCAGCAACGTGACCGCCGAGAAGCTCAAGCAACTTTCGAGCACGGAGATCAAGCGTATGATCATCGAGGGGGAATGCTTGGTGGTTGAGGATGATCCGCCGGAGGACGCGGCATGAGCATTTCGCGCGATGAATTGTTGGCCGAGCTGGAGCGGCGGGAGAGGGCGCAGCAGACGATTTGCGAGTACGCGAAGAACGTGGTTGGGTTCGTGCCGGCGCCCCACCACCGGCTGATCTGCGACACGATCAATGACATGATCTTGAACGACACGTTTGACGATCTGATCGTGAATACCCCGCCAGGTAGTGCCAAAGCGCTCGCGCTGGACACGCCGATCCCAACACCTGACGGTTGGTCCATGATGGGCGACTTGCGGGCAGGTGACGTGGTGTTCGACGAGAACGGCCAGCCGTGCTACGTGACATGGGTGTCACCCGTTCATCGCAATCGGCCGGTCTATTCGGTCAAGACGGACTGCGGTGATGAGATCATTGCTGACCGGGATCATGAGTGGTTGGTCAGGCTTTGCGGAAAGCAGAAGCCTCCGTTGAGTGGCGTCGGGCGGTGGGGCAACGCGACATCCATCGACCGTTCGCGCGACCCGACGTTCAAGATCAAGGAGACGCATTTTCTGGCCCGTTCGCGCTCAAAGCGGCCGATGGTCCTTCGAGCGGCTGCGCTGGACTTGCCCGAACAACCCCTCTCCATCGACCCGTACTTGCTGGGTGTGTGGTTGGGGGATGGGTCAAGCTCGTCGCTCACTATCACCAGTTCGGACGAGGATCGTCCGTGGTTGCGTTCGGAGATTCACCGCCTGGGGTACGTCACTACCGATCGGGCGGCGCCATGCCTCTTCGGGGTGAAGGGGGTTCGACACCTTTTTGTCGAGCTGGGGTTGATCAACGACCCTCGCCACAAGACATACGGGCGGAAGCACATCCCCGCGCCGTACTTGCGCGCTTCTCGTGAGCAACGCCTGCACCTTCTGCAAGGACTGATCGACACCGATGGCACGGTGTGCCGGAAACGCGGCTGCGCGACGTTCTGCAATACCAACCTGGAGCTTGCTCTGCAAGTCAGGGAGTTGGTTCGGTCGCTTGGCGTGAAGGCGGGATGGTCGGAAAGCAGGGCCATGTTGAACGGAGTGGATCACGGGCCAGCGTACAAGGTCAGTTTCTACCTGTCGGGCAGCGCGCGGCTGCCGCGCAAGGCGATACTCACACGCAACCAGTACCGGACACCAAACACCTACATCGAGGTTGTTCCGGTTGGAACGGCGGACACCGTGTGCATCGAGGTCAATTCGCCATCGCATCTGTTCTTGTGCGGGCGGTCGATGACACCGACCCACAACTCCTCCTACGTATCGCATGTCGTACCAGCGTGGTACCTCGGGCGGTTTCCATCGAACAACATCATCATCGCGTCCCATTCGACTCCGCTGGCCGAGAAGTGGTCCGTTCGGGTGCGGAACACGGTTGCGAGTCCGGAGCACCAGGCCGTGTTCGAGGGGTCCAAGCCGGACAGCACCGCGGCGAGCCGTTGGACGACGACTGCTGGTGGGGAGCTGCTGGCCGCCGGCGTGGGCACGGGCATCCTGGGGTTTCGGGCGGACGTGGCGTGCCTTGATGACGTCGTGAGTGGCTGGGAAGAGGCGCAGTCGGACACGCAGTTGCGGAAGATTCACAACTGGTTCAACACCGACCTGAAGTCGCGGCTGAAGCCGAATGCGAAGATCATCCAGGTGTGCCAGCGCATGAGCGCGAACGACCTCGCGGGGTACATGATCCATCGCCATCGAGAGAACCCCACGAGGCGGCTGAAGGTCATCAAGCTGAAGATGGTGGCCGAGGACGGCGACCTGCTTGGTCGGGCGCCAGGCGAGCGCCTGTGGCCGGAGTGGTTCAGCCAGGAGATGATCGAGGACCTGAAGCAAGA